TAGACCGATAAGAACAAGACCTGGTTCAAACATAATTGTTAGAGACCCATGGTTAATGAATAATTTTGGATGGGGATGGAATAGATGGGATATGTGGGGAGCACCTGCATTTGGTTGGAATTATTGGAACCCTGGCTTTTACTTAAACGATTGGGGTTATAGACAGCCTGCAAGAGTTTATATTTATGATAACGGAAAAGCGGATACTATTAAAGGTAAAAAACCTGTTATTAGTTTTGGTATTCAAAAAACAGGCGGTAATCAGATTGGTGGTTTCTTTACAATGGGAAACAAAGCATATTTTATAGCTGAATATAATTCAACATTTGAAAGAGATAATTCTACATTCTTTCCTTATGGTAATATAACTCAAGTCGATTTTCCAATGGTAAGTGATTTGGTAAAACAAAGTAACTTTTATGTTGGTATTGGTAAGAGGATTAAAAGAACAGGTATCCACATGATGATTGGTAGTGTGACAGAAGATGTGAAGTGGAGAGGTAAAGATGATATTGGATATATCACTTTCCCAAAATATAGAGATAGATTCACAACTGTTAAAGTTGGAGCGTTACATGATTTTAAGAATCTAACAATAAAGTATGATTATGACCCAATAATCAGAAGCAGTACTTTTGGATTGGGTGTAAACTTCTAAATGAAAAAATGGATACTCCCTTTACTGATAATTGTTATATCTTTATTCGCTACGGAAGCGATGGGGCAAACCTATACCCAAACTTATAAGGATAAATGTACTGGTGAGATTAAGGTTGCAACTACCACAATGGTAAACGGATATGCAACTGTATCTTTTTACAATCAGGTCAGAGTATTTTCTCCACAAGAAGTAATGGCAGGTGCAGTTCAACTTTGGATAACTGCAACATATACAGCATACTCAACTATGGGATGCCCAACCAATCAGGTTGTTCAACAAACGGTAACAAACGCAGTAGCACAAGCAACATCACAAGCCGCATCATCTGCAGCAGCTTCTGCAGCAAGTTCTGCCGCTTCATCTGCAGCAAGTTCTGCGGCAAGTTCATCAGCATCTTCTGCCGCTTCATCTTCCGCATCTGGAGCAGCAGCTTCATCAGCTAGTTCTACACCACCACCTACATCTTCATCATCAGGAAGCAGTACTTCTGGGGGTTCTGGAAGCAGTTCTGGTAGTAGTTCATCTTCATCATCGGAAACAAAGACTGAAACAAAAACGGAGACTAAATCCGAATCAAAATCAGAAACTAAATCCGAATCAAAAGAGGAATCAAAGTCTGAAAGTAAATCAGAAGAAAAGAAAGAGGAATCCAAATCGGAGGAGAAAAAAGAAGAAAAGAAGGAAGAATCCAAAGAGGAAAAAAAAGAGGAGAAGAAGGAAGAAAAGAAAAAAGAGGAAAAAAAGAAAGCAGTAGCAAATCCAATGATGTTGGCATCTGATTTGGCTGGTACTGAAGATATGGAAGGTAGATATGCTGTAATGATGAGTGTTGGTGTTTCCAAATCATCATTAATGGGTGATAAATCATATTCAGCTACCGCACTTATTTGGAGTACTATGAATCAATTTGCATTGAGTGGTGGTATTACTAAGATGGATTTTGAGGAGGGTAAACTAAATGCCATACATTCATACGGAACTACATTTGCGTACCTTAAAGGAACTCTAATGAACCTTAATGGGTACACCTACATCAAACCACATCCTAAGTACGGAACATTTGGTTATAATGTGGGTGTGATTACCTTAATGATGCCAAATATGGGTAGTAGTGGATATAGTGTATCCCTAAGTGCATCTGCAGTTGGATTTTGGATGAAACCATATTCTTATAGTAGAAAGGTTACTCTAACTCCTCAAATATTCGTAATGCAATCCCCAATAGCTTGGAATACAATGACTGGTAATAGTTCAGTAAGTAGAACGCCTGGTGCAATTATAGGTTTGGGATATGATTATAAAATAAGTAAAAGATTTGGATTATCTACATCATATAGAGGCGCAATGACTTTCGAACCTAATTTTAATTTACTACATAACTTCCAAATTGGTTCAAAAATGGTATTTTAGAATAACTGAATATTTATACACATAAAATAATATATTATGAAAAATTTGTTGAACTTTAGAAATATTGCTATTGTAGCATTGGTTATTTACATCCTTTTACAGTGGTTTAATCCTGGTGGAGTAATGCCTGGTGGTAGAACTATCCGTATTGAAGGTAAAAAATATGAAATTATCAAGCATGATATCGATACTTTAGAAGTTGTTAAAACTAAAGTGGTAACTAAAAAAGGTGAAGATATTTATCACGAAACAATCGTAGAAAAAGAAGTTCTTATTCCAGCAATAGTAGATACAGCAGCATTACTTAAAGATTATTATTCAAAAGTCTTATACAAAGATGTATTGGTATTACCTGATTCATTAGGAACTGTATCTGTAATTGATACTATCTCACAAAACAAAATCTTAGGTAGAACATTTAATGCAAGTGTAAAAGAAAGAACTATAAAAGAAACTATGATTGTTAAAGAACCTGCAAAAACTCAATTATATTATGGTTTGAATGCTGGATTTAACAAAGAAGATTATATTTCAGCAGTTGGAGCTGGTTTAATTCTTAAAACTAAAAAGGATAAAATTTATAACTTAAACATTGGTGTAAATAATAGAACTGTTGATGGTACAAATGGTTCATTCTCACCTTATGTTGGATTTGGTACTTATTGGAAAATTAAAGTAAAGAAATAAGATGATACGATTATCACAACTAAACGAAGCATCCGAAGTACAATTAAAAGATTTGCAACCAATTCAACAAAAGCAAGTTATGGCTTTTGAAAAATTGATTGGTGGCAAAGTAGATTCTATATTTGATGGAATACATGGTTTTATTGTAGACATAAAAGTAAGTGGTGGGCATGGTAATTATAGATTTGAAGCAGATGATTTGAAAAAATTATTATCTTTGAAAGTTCGTTGGATAGAAGCAGATGGTGATTACATTTCAATAGCATTTTAATATGATAAAGTTAAAAAATATACTAAACGAAGAAAAGCCAGGGTTATGGGCAAACATCAGAGCTAAGCAAGCTAGAGGTGAAAAACCGGCACATGGTAATTCCGATGCACATAAAGATGCAGTTAAAGCTGGTAAAGAAATAAACAAAGAGGAATCTGTAAGCGAAGTAACATTACAAAAAGGTAAAACTTATGGTGGTACTAAATGTGAAGGTGGCTGCTTTATGGGTAAGGAAGGTTTGAAAAAAATAATTAAAATATCAAAGGATTCTCCTAAAGATGTTTTTATGTTCAGAGATGATAACTATTCTGGATTACAACCACACTTTATTAAGAATGGTGTAATTGCAAAAGCAACTGTAATCAATCCGGCTTACGATTTGGAAAAGCACAAAGTAAGAAGTTTGAATATTGGTAAGGATGTAATTCTTTCAGTAAGATTATTTGTATCAACAAACGAATCAATAAAAGAAGCAAAATCAGATTACGAAGTATATCACAAATCATATACATCAGCCATACAAGCAGCTAAAGAATATGCGGAGAAAAAAGGATACGAAATAAATGATGATGATTCTTTCAGACAGATAGGAATGGGTCCTAGAAAACCATCGGAAGGTAAGACTAATAAATTTAGTATTGAGTTATCTAAAGATGGTAAGGTTCAAAGAAAGAAGCTACAAATTCAGGTTTATGGTATGAAAAATTCTTACGAATTAAACGCATATATCCAATAATAAATAAATGAAACTTTTAGAGTGCATCATTGTATCTAAAGAAATTAACGATAAGTTTATCTTAGCTAAAAACAGAGATAGAGCTTATAATCCATCTTTAGAAATTGTACATACTATAATTGATGGTGTGGAAGTTGCATATCTGCACGATTTGGTAACTGATTGGAGCGAAGGATTAAACGAAAACGGAATTGGTGTTGTAAACTCCGCACTATTAGTTGGACACGATGAGGCAGAACATAAGATTGTAAAGAAAGGTGGAAAGCCAGGACCTGATGGAGATAAGATGAGAAACATCATCAAACAACCTACCCTAATGGATGCAGTACGAGCTGCACTATCATATAAGGGTAAGAGTGGATTATCTCTTAAAGGTCATACATTCGTATCATCTCCAAAACATATGGTTAGTATTGAAACTACATCAAAGCATAAGCCTGATGTTAAACTTCAAAACTCCGAATCACCTGTTGTTCGTACAAATCACGGACATATGTTCACCGATGCTGGATATACAAGTGGTGAGAAATATTTAAGTTCAAAATTAAGAAAAATATCGGCAGAAAAATCAGTTGATAAAGTTGAGGATTGGAAAGGAATAGCACAAGCTATGAGAAAGGAATACTTCCCAAAAAGACCTCAATTGAATATGAAAAGAGATACGGAAGAAATGTCTACATCATCTCAAACTGTAATGAACCTAACTGATAAGGTATTACAAATAACATACTTTAAGAACAAAGTAAACGAATTCAAAGGTATTAATCGACAACTGCCTGATGGATATCAACCTAAGATTACAATTGAAGTAATCTCAATTTAATTTCAACATTTTAATACAATCATATTTATATACATACAAAATGTAAATATATTAATATGTCAAACGATTTCGAATTATTTCCTGGTAAATCCCTAAACGGATTATTTCAGGATATCTATAATAATCAAGTTCAAAAAAAAGCTAAAATAAGTGATTTAATCAATGAATTAAAAAAAATGGTTAAAAGTACAAGTGATATGGGAAACTTAGGACCATTAATTAATTCATTAATAGATAGCTCAATTAGAAACGATGACCATTTGGTTAAGTTAGCATCCATTGCAACTAAAATTGTTGCTGCAGACAAAAAGACAGAGGGACAAGAAGGATTTTTATCCCCATTTGAGAAAGAACAATTACTTAGAGATTTAGAAGATACTAAGGCTGAAGTTGAAAGAGTTGATGACTTAGAATTTGAATTAGATGAGTTAAAACAAAAAATGAAATAAGTATGCCAATTCAAAATTCAACCACATCTACCGGAGTATCATCTCAAATAGGAAAAGTAGCCGGCTCGCAATCAAGTCTTGGTGTTGTATATTCTGTAATATTGGATATGGAACATCCATTAATAAAAAGCGATAAAAATATAACTACAGAGTATATAGGTGCTATTGAATTTAGATACACATCAAAAGGACGTACAACGGATGAAGAAACTTTACCAATTGCACATCCGTATGATAAAAATTTCAAAAAATTACCTGTAAGAAATGAAGTTGTTGAAATTATAGTAGGCCAATCTGGTCAATTATTTTATCAAAGGATTGGAACGGAACTTGGACCTAATATAAATGCGGATAGAGAATATATTAAGAATAATTTTTCACCAAATACTCAACAAACATCCGAAGATAAAAAAGATAGTTATGCAAGAGTTGAAAATACTGGTATGGCTAAAACTACCAAAGATAATTCAACTAAATATGATGGATATGGAAGTTATTTTACACAACAACAAGGTATTCATAAATTAAAATTATATGAAGGTGATGAAGTTATTGAAAGTAGATTTGGCCAATCAATACGATTTTCTGCATATAATAATGATAAAAAAGTATTTGCACCAACTATTTTTATAAGAAACGGAGAAAATGCAGTATCTAAAAAAAATGAAATAAACTCCGTAACAGAAGAAGATGTTAATAAAGATGGTAGTACTATTGCATTAATTTCAAATGAATATCAACTTGGATTTGTTCCTGGTACATTGGATGAAAAAAACGCTTCGGATTTTCAAACAAAGCCAACGGCATTCAAAGAGTATCCATCTAAATTAATAGGAGACCAATTATTATTTAGTTCTGGTAGATTAATACTTTCAGCTAGAAATGCGGAAATGATATTTTATTCAAAAAAGAATTATGGATTTATTTCCGATGGGGCTCTATCAATTGATAATAGATTGGGTATTGAAGTTAATGTAGGAGCTGATACAAACGTAGCAACTAATGATAGAAATATAAACCTAAATACAGGTAATGGAAAAATTAATTTAGGAAATAAAGAATTAGAGCCAATTGTTAAGGGTAATAAATTAGTAGATTTACTTACAGAATTAATAGATGAAATTGTAAAGCAGAATTACCTAACACCATCAGGTCCATCCAAAGTAGGACCGGAAAATGTTCCAGCTTTTAATTCTATTAAATCTAAGTTAAAAACTATATTGAGTGAATTAAATACAACAGCATAATGTCTTGGCAAACTTTTAAGGATAATATTTTAAGGGTAGCAAATAACCCAGATGGTATACCTGATATAGATACTATTGCAGACTTATATGCAACTGAATACGATGCGGCAATAAAGAGGGGAACTGATACTGTTAATGGTGTAAGTCTAAGACAAGGTAATGTTGATGCTATGAGAGAAGTTTTCAAATCAGCATTACAACAAGGATTATCATCAACATCTCCATATGATTTAGTTGGAGCTATGGGTCCGGGTGTAATTGCATATTGGACTGGAGCGCAATTAAATCAATATCCAATACCAAAAATACCAGCAGTAGGTTCTACACAAAATATATCAGTAACAAGTAATGTTGTAATAAATCCTGGTATTTGGAGTCCTTTTATACCATCACCACCTACCGTTGAACCTGATTTCAAAATGACTGCTGAAGATATAGCAGTTAAACAAGCTGAAAAAGTTGTAGCTGATGAAGCTGCAGCTGCAGGAGATTCTACAGCTGCAGAATATAGTTCGTTATTAGCTACGGAAATTGAATTTTCAGAATATACATCAACCCCAATTCCGCCAGCAGACCCTCCAAAACCAAGATTTGTAGAAAAGAAAATAATTTATGCTAGTGATTCTGAATTTACTGATACAAATCCAAGTTTTACATCCGGTCCAATTGGTCAAAGAATTGTACAGGCTGCAACATTGGATATTGGTATAATGGAAACTGGTACTAAAGCTAATAATGGTGCTGGTAAAAATTATGGTGGTGGTAAGGTTAATGGTGTTAATGGAGAATTACCACCGGGTCAATATGGTAGAATCGATGCTATGATGAAATTAGCAGGTTTGGATAATCCGGCTAAAGTTCAAGCAAGCGGAGAGGGATACTATTGGTGTGCTGGTGCGGTTACGGCTTGGTGGAAATCCGCAGGATTAAAAACTCCACCAGGATCAGCGGGATGTACTAATTGGGCTGCTTGGGCTAAGAAAAATGGAGTGTACTCAAAAGTACCAGCGGTTGGAGCTGCTGTATTATATGGAACTCCTGAACATCATATAGGTATTGTTGCTGCGGTTGTAGATGGCAAAATAATTACTATCGAAGGAAATACAGGCGGAGGGGGATTTAATAGAAATGGATGTGGTTGCTTTAAGAAACAAGTAAATCCAAGTAGAGTTAGTGGATATGTTTTGCCTGATGAAAAATTACTTCAAAAATAAAAAAATATGTCACAATTATCTCCAACAAAAAATACATCTTTAATAGTTGATGATTTTATCAATTATGCAAATGCACATTTGGCATCAGTAGTTGGTATAGTTAATACAGTATCTTTATATCCACCATTAGGTACTCCTGCGCCAGGTGTTGTAAATTGGACCGGTTATAGTGTAGACCCAGCCCAACCAACAGGTACAGCTGAAGACCAAGAAATAGAAGAAGGTGATGATACACCAATTGTAGAAGGAAAAGCCGTAACGGAACATGAAAAAGAAAATAATGTAATTATTACAGCTGACCAAACTTTAGCATCGGTATCCGAACAAACTGTAGTTGCTGAATTCAGCGAATATACAGAGAGTCCAGTACCAGCTCCAGATCCTGGTGCATTTGAAAGACCAAGATTCAAACCAAAACCAAGTCCTGTAATATTTGGACAGCAAAGTGCAGACGGTACAGTCCCACAAGCAATAGCAGAAGGACCTCCGCCAAAAATATATGGAAATGTAGGAGCAACAAAAGTACCAGCCCCACCTATATTTAATGGTAAGTATCCAAATGGATATATTGCATTGGAAGCTATGACTGCTATTGAAAATGGAGGGAATTATAGATACAATGGTAAATACTTACTACATCCAGAAGCAGCTATACAATATTTCAAATTAAAAAAACAAGCAAAAACAGAAGGTGTTACTTGGACAATAACATCTGCGTATAGAAGTGTAGCACATCAACAATCATTAGGAACTGGTTCAACGATAGCAAAGCCCGGTAGTTCACCACATGGTTGGGGAATTGCAATTGATTTTTCTGAACTATATAGGCAAGTAGGTGGAAGTGGAAACCCAGCTATTAATAAAGCAGGTAGAGAAAAATCATCTTTATATAGGTGGTTATCTAATAATGGACCTAAATATGGATGGTACAATCCAGCAAGATTAGCTGATGGTGGTGGTGTTGATGAAATGTGGCACTGGGAATATTGGGGATTCTATGTAGCCAAAGTTTAATAAATCCCAAAAATACTTAATTCAAATATTTATAAACATAACAAATAATAAAGTATGAATACGGACAAATTATTAAAAGCCATCCAAATTCTTATTAAAGAGGAACTTAAAGAGCAATTACCTGCTTTAATCAATGAAGGTGTGAAGGCTGAGATGAAAAAAATGTTAGCAGAGGGTAAACAACCTGCTAAACCAAAAACTACTGGATTATCGATGGCTAAAGCTATGTTAGATGATGAGCTTATTGAAGAATCGGTATCTACCAAAGTAGTACCACAAAAACAATTCAGTAAAAACCCAATGATTAACCAAATCCTTAATGAAACACGTGGTGGAATTCCACAAGGAGATGGAGGATTCAGAACAATGAGTTTTGGGCAAGGTGATATGGGTTCTATTGTAGGTAAAACTGCAATTGCTGAAAAAATGGGTTATGGTGATTTAGCGAAAGGACCATCTCCAACAGGATTGGGTGTAAATACCGGAGTACCTGAATTGGATAAAGCATTGAACAGAGATTATTCAGAACTTGTAAAAAGATTTAAGAAATAATGGCAATTATATTAGGTACTAGACTGGTAAAAGATACGGAAACGTATAATGACTATGCAATAGGTATAACTTTACCAATTCAAATATCTAATACTGCTTTTAATCAATCGTTTACTACAATAGAACAACTTAGTTCTAATATAAAAAATTTGTTACTTACTAAAAGAGGTGAACGGCTTATGCATCCGGATTTTGGAAGCGGTCTTCAAGAGATTTTATTTGAACCTGAAACGGATGAAATAGAAACCAAAATAGAAGAAGCTATTATTGGTTCTATGGGCAAGTGGTTACCTTATGTTAATATAGAACAAATTGATATAGATACAAGCGATTCTCTAAAAGATGCAAATACTGTAAATGTATCTCTTACATTTTCAATAGCAGGAGCATCTGAATTGAATACAGTAACTTTTAATGTTTCAGCTGGATAATACTAAATAAAAATGGCAATACAAACTACAAATAAAATTTTTAAGAATAAGGGAAAGGATATAAATTATCTTAATAAAGACTTTGTTGCTTTCCGTGATAATCTTATTGAATTTGCAAAAACATATTTTCCAAAATCATATAGTGATTTTAATGAAACATCACCTGGTATGATGTTTATAGAAATGGCATCATATATTGGTGATGTTTTATCTTATTATGTAGATGATACATTAAAAGAATCTATGATGGTTTATGCAGAAGATTCTGCAAATGTATTAGCATTATCTCAATATTTGGGTTACAAACCAAAAGTAACAGCACCAGCAGTAGTAACGTTATCAGTATATCAATTAGTACCATCGATAGGAAGTGGTGTTAATAATAAACCTGATGAAAAATATTATTTAAGAATAAAAGAGGGAATGACGGTTGAGGCCAATATACCTGATGTAATATTCCGAACAACAGATGTTGTTGATTTTTCTGATAGTGAAAATAGAGAGATAATGGTATATCAAACTGATTCCATTACCGGAGAGCCTGTATTTTATTTAGTTAAAAAATATATACAAGCAATATCAGCTATTCAGATTGAAAATACATATACATTTGGAACATATACTCCATTTCAAACAATAGAGTTGTTAGATACAAACGTTATACAAATTGTTGATGTTAGGGATTCTAATAATAATAAGTGGTACGAAGTTCCATACTTAGCACAAGAAATGGTTTTTATCGATAACCCAAACACAGAAGCTAACGATCCTGATTTGTATCAATTCAAAACAACTGTACCATATATTCTAAAAACATTAAAGACTCCAAGACGATTTGTAACAAAAGTTAATTCTGATAGTACAACTACAATTCAATTTGGTGCTGGAGATGCAACCGCATCCGATGAACAATTGATTCCAAATCTTAAAAATGTTGGATTAGGATTACCTAATTCTATTAGTAGATTGGAAGAATCATTTGACCCAACAAACTTCTTAAAAACAAAAACATACGGAACATCTCCTGCAAATACATCTATTACAATAAAATATTTAGTAGGTGGTGGTGTTACTTCTAATGTACCAAAAGGAACTTTAATAAAAATCGTAGGATTTGAATTAGATAATGATACTGGTACATTTACACAATCTCAATTATCTGCATTTGATTCTGTTAGGAGTTCATTAGCAGTTGATAATGAAGCAGCTGCAGCTGGTGGTCGTGGTGGTGAAACCATAGAAGAAATAAGACAAAACGCTTTAGCAAACTTTGGTTCACAAAATAGAGCAGTAACTGCAAAAGATTATCAAGTAAGAGTTTTATCACTTCCATCCAAATATGGTGGTATTGCTAAAGCATATGCAACCGCCGATGGTACGTTAGATAATAATTCACCATCATCAATATTAGCATCTCCAAATAATTTGCAAGAATTTACTGATTTGGTTATGTCATTTGTAAATAAACCTGATAGTGAAGAACCAACTCAACAAACAGTACAAGAAGAAATAAGAAATTTTTTAGTTGGAAAAACTTCAAATGATAATGAAAAAAATAATCCATTTGCTATAAACTTATATTTGCTTGGATATGATACAAATAATAATCTTACACCTATTAATAGAGCTGTTAAAGAAAATTTGAAAACATATTTGAATGAATATAAGATTTTAACAGATGGTGTTAATGTAATTGATGGGTTTGTAATAAATATTGGTTTGAATTTTGAAATAACAGCTTATAAAAATTATAATAAAAGTGAAGTATTAACTAATTGTATAAGTGAATTAAAAAGATATTTTTCAATAGATAATTGGACATTCAATCAAACAATTAATTTGAGTGAAGTAGAATTATTAATATCTAATGTAGAGGGTGTATCATCCGTACCTATGTTAGAAGTAACTAATAAATGTGGTGGCAATTATGCACCAAATTCATATAATATAACAGCGGCAACTAAAGGTAAGATAGTATATCCATCTTTAGACCCTTCGGTTTTTGAAATTAAATTTCCGGATTCGGATATAAGAGGGAGGGTAAAATAATATGTATAATTTTATAACAGCATCAAAAGATGCATCAATATATTTACAACAACCAAATCAAAATACTGGTTTAGACGAGATATTAGAAGTTAGTAAAGTATATTATGGTAGTGTTAGGGATTATTCAAGAGCATTAATAAGATTTGATTTATCTTACTTATCGCAATCAATTGTAGATGGTAACGCTAAATTAGATGAAGTTACTCTTGTTATGAGAGAAACTCAAAGCGAAGAAATCCCATTAGAATATACATTATATGCACATGCGGTATCTGGTAGTTGGGATATGGGTATTGGTACTAGATTTGATGAAATATCAACGGCTGGAGTTACTTGGAGATATAGAGAAGGCGATAGTAAAAAGCTTTGGCTTGGTGATGTTACCACCGATGGAATATTACCTAATTTAGCTCCAGGTTCAACTGGCTCATATGATGGTAGAGGTGGAGTTTGGTACTCCGCATATACAGCTCAACAAGAGTTCTCATATACAACAGCTGATATCCATATGGATGTTAAAAACATAGTTCAAAGTTGGGTAAGTGGTTCTATAAAAAATGATGGATTTATAATAAAGTTCCCAACGATAAAAGAAACAGATACCAAAGATTATGGTATTGTTAAATTGTTTAGTAAAGAAACTCACACTATATATCAGCCAAAAATTAGAATTGGATGGGATGACCAAATATTTAACACAGGTTCTTTATCAGCATTAGTTGATGAAAATATTAAAGTTGGTATTACTAACTTTAAGAAAGAATATAAATTAGGTACACAACCTAAACTTAGAGTATTTGGTAGGGAATTATATCCGTTGAAAACTTTTGTAAATCAATTTTCATATAAAACAAAAAAATATTTACCGGAAACAACATATTATCAAATTAAAGATTTTAATTCTAATGATATTATAATTCCATTTGGAGAATATTCTAAAGTTAGTTGTGATAGTGATGGTAATTATATAAAGTTAGATTTACGAAATTGGGAAACTAATAGAGTATATAAAATAGAATTTAAGATTGATATAGATGGCTCTGTTCAATACTTTGATGATGATATCACTTTTATTGTTGTAAATTAATTTATGAAAAAAACAGGTTTACAAAACGAAGAACTAATTGGTAAAATTTTGATTAGTGGTTCTTTAGGAATCAAATCAAAAAGTACATATGGCATCAACTTATTTGAAGAATTTGATGTTAAAGACGGAGTTACTGCTGCAAAACTTGTTAAGCCAAAATATGATAATGCTGAATTATTAAAATCAATAGATACTGAAATAGTTGAATTAATACCAATTACAGCACCTGAACTACCAGATACTGTATTACGTTCTATATACAATGATGCAACTCAATCTATAATAAATTTAACAAATGAAATTCAAGACTTAAATGTTGAAATATCAGATTTAACTGGTAAGGTTAAAGAGTTAGAAATTGTATCTCAAAGTTTGCGTGTGGAAGTAGATAACCAAGCATTAATTGCAGCCGCATCTCAAAATCAAACTACAACAGCAACTTCTAAAATACAAACAACTATTGTTGAATTACAAAACGCTATACAAAAAGCAACCTCCGAAGCTATTCAAAGAGTATCATTGTTTGCAAGAAATCAATCTCTTAAAGAACAAAATGATTTACTTAGAGAAGAATTATTTGGTAAAAAGGCAAAGTTAGAAGCTGGAGCTGTTTCAACTGGCGATTTGGCAACTATAAAATTTGAGAAGGCCCCACTATCAAATAATAATATTGATAATAAAACATATTATATTATATTAGATAATGACCATGGAACTTTGAAAGGTGCAGGTGGTATATCTGAAACATTACATAGTAAGTTTATAGAAGTATATGCGGTTGCTAGTGATGTGACAGTTGAATTAGCAGATGCACTTGGAGTTTGGGAATGGACACCTTCGGCAAAAGCAACCGTAGCAAAAGGAAAAACTCAAAAGTTTGAATTAAAACCATCTGTTAAATTAAATACAAAAATGGATGGTGGTTGGAGAACTTGGATTGGTACAATTGCTAGTAGATATAATACATATGATTCTATTTTGAAAATAAAAGTTTCATCGGAAGGCAAAACTACAGAAGAAAAAGAGTTTTTAACAAGAGTATATAATTATAGATTATAAAATATGGCTATACAATTTTTTAAGGATGTAGTTGATTCGAAAGGATATCGAATAAATTCAAAAGATAGAGAAATCTTTGAAAGAGGAGATTTGCAATCTTTTTTTGGATTAAGTGATGCCGATGCGATAGAATTTATAATCTATGATGTAAACGATAACCAATTACCACAAGAAAAATATGGGTTGGTTCGTTATGTACCATTGACAACGCAAAACATTAGAGATTACTTTTTAATAGCAGATGGTACACTATTTCAAGCTTTTAATTTTCCAAACGAATATTTTATCGATATCGAAAGATTGATAAAAGAGGCAGGCTATAATAATGGTATTTTCAAAACGCAAATAACTCTTGTAAATAAAAGAGTTGGTAGTGATTCTAAATTTGATAAATTATGGATATCTGAAATATCCCCATCAAGAACAGAAGTTAGATTACTTCCTCTAAAAAGACCAGAGACTATTAATAGTGAACTATTTGAAAGATATGGTATATTTTTAAGAGATGGTGAATTTAGAGAGGATACAATTGTATATGCAATTAATTTTATTGAAAAAGTAAATCCATCATTAATAGCAACAGCAATAAAAGCAAAGTATTCAGATGAGTGGTTTAATAAAATGCGAAACGAATTCAAAATACAAAGTTTTGATATATTTGTTAATAATGTTCATAACAAATTTATGCAATCTGCAATATATGAGTTTACTAATAGAATATCGGATGTAAAGGATTTGAATTATGGAAAACCTAAAGCAACTAAACCAACGTTAGAATTATCAAAAAATACTATAAAAGATACTTGTTATAAATTAGTGATAAAAGCTATTGATTATTATTTACTTACGCCTGATGTTGTATATGGAACTACTTATGATGTTGGTACGGATGAAAGTTTGGATATAGTTGGTCAGGTTTTACAAAGAACAGCATCTGATATAAATATTGATACAACTCCACCTGAAATTAAACAAGTGGAGCGTATTAAAGTAAAACAGCTTGATAAAGAAGTTAAATTGGAAAAAGAAAAGGAAAAGGAAATACCACCTGCACCAGAACCAACTCCATTAGAACCACAACCAGACCCAGAACCAATACCTAAATTTAATCCTCCGGTTGAATCTCCATCATATGGTGGAGGTGGCGGTGGTGGTGCTTACTTTGAGAGAGATTATGGAACTGGTTATGGTAGAGAGCAAGTATTTGAGAGAGATATGAGACAAAGAGAAAATATACAATAAAATATTTATTAAATAATAAAAATGGTAGGATTATCAGATATGGATGTAATAGCAGGTACGCAGCAATCCTTTTACGGAGACAGTGGCTTTGAAATGGGCGGCGGTAATACTGGTGTTATACTAACATACGGTGGTGGTGGAGGTGGCGGCGGTAGTGCATATAATCCACCGATAGATAAATCTGCGCCTGTTGGTACTGTTAATTCCGATTTTCAAAATTTATTAAATATATCATCTAATATACCTGGTGCTAGTATTTTAATGGATGGGGAACTTACATATAAAGTAACTCCCGAAAGAATAACAAATTTACTTAGTGATATTATACTCAAAGGTGGTAAGAGAACAATTACTGTTGAGAAAGAAGGATATACAACGGATGAGCAATATATAATTAATGTAATAAATAATCCGGATTATATTCCAATATATGGAAACTTTAATATAAATCCTGCCTCATCTATATTTGGTGGAATGAGTGGTAATACTGGAGTATCTGGATTATCATTTGGATTTGGTAGTGATATATCATATAGTGGTTATAATAATAGCAATTGGTCATATACAAATACTCCACCATATAAATTTAGAGTACAATATTATAATAGTGGGACTGTAACAAATATTGATTATGAGTCTGTAGACCAAATTCAAAATTTATCGTTTACATTAGTAAAAAAATCTATTGTAGTAGATGAACCAGCATTACCAAAATATAAAGTAACAGTAACGGCTGATAGTTCTGATAGAATATTAATTATTAAAAATAGTACTGATAGTACGCTTTTATCGGCAGGTGTAGTTAGTATACTTGGAGATGATGGTGATACCTTAACATTATCATCAAACGATTTATTAAAGTATAGAATTTCAAAAATAGAAATTAGTTCTACTAATAAAAAAACTCAAATATTAGAAGCAAATAGTGCTACGGATAGTCTTGAATTAGATAGTTTATCTGCTAAGATAACATTAGATGCGGATTATAATATTGTTGTTACTACTGAACCAGTATTTGTACCAACAAAAGCAGTACCATCGATAGAATTGACAAATCCTAATTATGATAGGATTTATAATATAAATACAAAAGCAGATATACCAATTGGTATTAAAGGTGGTATTGCCGTTGAAAAAGTAACAGCTTATGTAAATAATGAAAAATTTACATTTGATAAACTATTCGATGGTAGTACTGAATATGCAGGTATTATAATACCAGCAAAAGTATTTACTATAATTGGAAATTATAAAATAATATTAGTACCTTCAAATAGTGAAGGTGATGGTGCTGGTATTGAATTGTTTTATAGTGTAGTTGATGATGTTTATGTTGGCGTTCCTGATATATTCAATATAAAGTATCCATCGGAATTACGAGGTCCTGATTATGTGGGTACAAATGTAAACTTCGAAGTATCTTGGGAATCTAAGAATACAGATTATATAAGACTTTTTAGTGGAGAAGGATATATGCAATTACCTAGCACAGGTAAGCAAGAACTAAACGTTCAAACAATGCTTAACTTAGCTAATGGTAACTATTCTGAAAATGAAACTACAATATCATTCCAATTAAAATTAGTTCCATATAATGTAAGTGGTAAAGAAATTGTTGTAGGTAGAGATGAAATAATTACTATTAAATTCAATAAAGGAAAATTAACAATTCCTAGAAATGTTGCTCTTAATAGAATTAGTGAAGCATTCAAATATCAAATTGATAATATTGAAGTTGATGGAGATTCATCAAAATACTTAACACACTTACTACACTTTGGTAATGGTGATAATAAAATTATTACTACATGGACAGGAAGTGAAGGTTCTATTATTGCAAAATTATATGAACCATTAGCCACATCAATAGAAGAAAATCAGCTTGTATGGATTTCTAAATTACAATCAAATCCTGTAATTGAAACATCCACTATTGTGGGTGAATTAAAAGATTATTGCCCACCACTAAAAGGACCTAATTTTTCATTAGAGCCTGATAATGGGATTGGATATAAAGTATTTGATGATTTACTAGCAACTGGTTCATTAACATCAACTGATTTAGTAAATAAATTTGCAGAAAGTGTTGGAATTGATACAACTCAAATAAATGTACAATATGTAAGTGGTTCAAACTATATGTTTGAAAACTTTACAAATTTTAGTTCTGCTGAAGAAAGAGTAAATAACTTTTTATATAAAGTAGAATTAATAGAAAGTTATCAAAGTAGATATGATGCATTAGCTAAACCTACTATAAGTAATTCCAATTGGACAGGTTCAGCTTCTGTAATATCCGAAGCAACTAAATTAATAGATTATACAAATCAAATAAAGAAAGGATTTGACGGGTTTGAATACTTCTTATATAACGATTCAAGTTCATCTTTATCATATCCAAAGTTAAATGGTGTTCCTAAAAGTTCAACCGATACTGAAGTTAAAGCTTGGTATCAAGCAATTGTATCTGAAGCTGAAGTATATGATAGAGAAAATCCTAATTACTTAGTAAACAATTTGCCTGAATATCTTAGAGATGATTACGAAAGTAAAGATTTCTTATCTTTCTTAGATATGATGGGCCATCATTTTGATGTAATTTGGACTTATATTAATGGATTAAACCAAAATAAAATATTAGAACATAAGCCTGTTAAGGGTATGATGGATAAAATGGTCTATCATATGCTTGAATCAATGGGATGGGAAGGTAAGAGAGCATTTGATTCTCAATTCCTATGGGAATATGCATTTGGTAAAAATAAAGATGGTTCTCAAAAATACGGAATGTCTTTATCTGATGCAAATGATGAAGTTTGGAGAAGAATATTAAATAACCTACCATATCTATTGAAACATAAAGGAACAGGTAGAGCTATGAAAGCTATTATGGCTTGTTATGGCATTCCTCAATCTATGTTGACAATAATGGAGTTTGGTGGACCACAAGACCCAACGGGTGGTGGTGTTACTAAATTTACTTTTGATGATAGAACAGCTGCAATACGTTTGGATGAAAATTCAAGTGTAAAAATTCCTTGGCATACAACCCCATCTACTTTAGATTTTCCAAATTGTGTAGAATTCAGAATAAGACCTAGTTCAAGTATAGATACGGTAGCAACTTTAATATCTGGTAGTGAATTTACGTTAGATTTGGTTCAAACCACTGGTTCTTTTTATAAATTAGAATTAAATTTTGGAGGAAACGATTCTACATCAACTTATTTTGTAACATCTGGATTATATGTTCCATATGTTGATATAACATACGCATGGGGACCTGAATTAAAAACAGGAAGTTTAGATTTCCCACTTTCAACAGAATATTATTCAAATGTAGCTATTAATAGATACAACTATTCTGATAGTACATCTTTATATGAAGTTTGGTTAGGTACATCCGATGGTACTAGAATAGTTACATCGGTGAGTATGTCAATATTATATAATGATAATCAATGGGATACTGGTTCTACTTCAAATCTTGTTGTGGGTGGTGATGGTTACTCTGGCGAATTAGATGAATTCCGTTTGTGGAAAGTTCCTTTAGAAAGAAGTAAATTTGATAATCATACACTATTCCCAGATGCTATAAATGGTAACTCATATACAGCATCTACTGCAGATTTATTATTCCGTTTAGATTTTGAATATCCAAAAGATAGAACATCCGATAATAATATTAAAAACGTATCAATTAGTACTGAATATGGAGAGATTTATGCATATGCACAAAATTTCTATTCAGCATCAGCATATCCATATCAGTATCAGCCATATGATAGAACTGTAACCGCAAACGTACCATCTTTAGGATTTAGTTACGGAAATAAAATAAGATTTGAAGATGTTGAGCTTGTTGGTGACCTTTCATATAAAGCTAGAGCAACTAAAAAATCATTTGATAGAGCTCCAATAGATTCATCTCGTTTGGGATTGTTCTTCTCTCCAATTAAGGAGTTGAATATGGATATCTTAAAGACATTTGGAGATTTTAATATTGATAACTATATTGGAAATCCTGGTGATGAATATAAAGATAAATATTCTGAATTAGAAACGTTAAGAAATTATTATTTTGAAAGACTGGATAGGAACATAAATGAGTACATTCAATTGGTTAGATACATTGATAAATCATTATTTGATGTATTAACTGATATGGCTCCTGCTAGAGCAAAGGTATCCAAAGGATTATTAATAGAACCTCACTTTTTAGAAAGAAATAAAACTAGATGGGATAAGCCTGTATCTGAAAGAAATGATTATGAAACTTTTATAACTATCGATGATAACAATAGTATAGAATCTACATATGAAGTTAAGGAAGCTTATTTGAATTTAGAAGATAGAGCAACATTATCGTATGAATTAAATAATTACGAAACTATTATTAATTTAGAAGAAACTAGAATAGAAACTGAAACTCCATTCTATGATACTTTAATAGAATTGTTGCCGGAAGATATTGCAGAAGCAACCGCACCTATGTATGATGTAGCAATCGATGTACCAACTGGTGAAACTTTAAGTGGTGAGGCTGAATCATTCAAATCAGAACAAATTGGTATGGATAAAAATTCATTAGCTAATTTAGGTTTTGGACTTTATGGAAATGGTGGTAGAACTAAAGTTACTGTATTTGATGATGTATTTGGAAATACTACATCAAGTATTCAAAATGTATTCTTGACAAAAAACCAATCAGTTATAAAAGTACCAACTCAAATAGAAGGTTATCCAGTAAATGGAGCTTTACCAGGTCAGCAGGTTAAATATACGGATATCGAAGTTGTAAAATATAATTACAAAGTATCTATTGTTCCGCTTACTCAAACTGTTTCAGCCGGTGGTGATGTTACTGAAGTTGTAGCTCTTAATGGGTACTTCCCATCTCACTATCGATTTACTAATAATTTAGGTGAAGGAATGATTCGTTCATTTTGGAAAGGTTCTCAGCAAACCGCAGCAACTACTCCAGATGGATTAGACCCAGTAGAAACATTTACAACTAATCCTAACATCCTTAGAGTGGCTAAGACTGGTAGAGGTAGTGGTGAACCAATACTTGAAGTGGATTAAGATTGAAAATATTAAATAGTTATATTTATTTTAGATAATAGATTAAAACAAAATCAAATGGCATATTTAGATAATACCGAAATAACAGTTGATGCAGTTCTTACCAAAAAAGGTAGACAAAAACTAGCATCCGGTCAATCACTTAACATAACCAAATTTGCGCTTGGGGATGATGAGATTGATTATACATTGTATGAACCAGCACACCCAAAAGGTTCGGCTTATTACGATTCAGCAATCAGAGCTATTCCTATTACGGAAGCTAGTCCTGATGAAACTCAAGTATTGAGATATAAATTAGTTACACTTCCAAAAGGAACAACTCAAATTCCTTTAGTATCTTTAGGTATTAATGCAATTGGTGTTTACCAAAATGAAGGTGGTGTAGGTATGACTCCTACTACTTCCCCTGCTGGAAACCAAAACGCTGGATACACTGTTGTATTGGCAGACCAAAGAGCTGGTACATTGACTGTTACTAGAGGAGCAACAGCAGCAGGTTCGGTACCTGTATTCTTAGGAGAAGAAATAACTACAACTGCGCAAGTTGTAAACGGATTAGAATTTAGATTCACTCCAAATCCAAACTTAACAGGAGATGTTAAAACAACAATCACTGTATATGGTAACGAAACTGGAGGTTCTCAAACTATTCCTGTAACCGTAACTTATAAAGCATAAAAAGAGATAAGAAATGGCACTAATAAACGACCCAAATATAACCTCGCAGATAGCATCATTGGCTAACGCAGGTCAAATTGATACAAACCAAATCGTATCTCTATTAAACACTGTATTACCAGCAGGACAACAAATATCTACCAATACAGGTGGAGTTACTACTGGTGTATATAAAAGATTTGGTGATTTTGATAAAGTAAACGCAAAAGTTGAAGTGGTAACTACTGGATTATGGACTGGTGATTCTGGTTCTTTAACAGCATTCTACACATCATCAACTCAAGCAGCACAAAATAGTTCACAATACTATTTGAATGTATATCAAAAAAATCCACAAAATGATTCTTCAGCAGAAGTTCAATTTGCGGTAGCATACGGACATGTATATGGTAGTGGTTCTGTAACTTTAGATGTTGATGATAGTTCTTTATTGGCAACAAAAGGAACTTACGCTCAATATAAATCTATGTTGTTAGACCCAACCGACCCATTGTTTTCATTCCCTAATAGTGCTGGTACTGATACCGACTCAAACGATATCTATGTTATTAATGTAGCTAGAAGCCGTTATAGAGAACAAATGGATGCTGGTAACTGGCAGTTAAGATTAAAGGGAAGTCTTGGTACTTTCAATTTAATTGATGATAGTGGTAAGAAGTTTGGAGATAGTTATGGTAAAGCTGGTAGAGTATTTAGCGTAGTAAGTGGTTCACTTAATTTAGGTACTCAAAACGATGCAACTATAAAAAATACAACTGAAGCAACTACTGGACTTGGATATGGATTATTCTATCCTGATAGAGGAATTATTGTATTAAATCCTAAAGCAATTGGAGCATTAGTTGGAACTGTTAGTGATTCACAAGGTACTGTTATAGGTAATCTTAGTGGTTCATTATCAACCGCATCCGAACAATACAATCACAAAAGATTAATGTATGCAATAAGTGGTTCGAATGATTTTGAAGCTAGAAGAACTGAAAACGTATCAACACAACATTTCTTCGTAAGAGCAACAAATAGAGAATTTAACTATTCAAATAATCCAACGTATGTAAATACTGATGGAACATTTACCGAACCAACATTCGAATCAGACCCACAAACGTTTATTACAACTGTAGGTTTGTTAAATGATTCAAACGAATTGATTGCAGTAGCTAAAACATCTCAACCAATTGTTAAATCATTCGATAAAGAGGTTTTAATTAAAGTTAAATTATCATTCTAATTAAAAATTAAGATAATATGAAAAGAACCCCCGATTGGGGGTTTTTTTATTATAAGATATTTATACTAAACCATAAAATAGATGTTAAAAGAAATTCCAAAATCTGACATAAATGTTAGACCTTTCAAAGTTTACAAAGAGTGGACTTTGGATGAGGAAGATATATTACCTATATTTGGGAAGGAAATAACAAATTCCGCATTTGATGCACAAACGGATGAGATGAGTGCAGGGCAATATAAAAGAGTAGTATTCCAATCAATTAAAGCACAATTTTACAACAATTCAGCAACAGCATCAGTATTAACTGAAGTTGGTAGACGTATATCTTATGCATCTACGGATGAAAGAGTATTGGAAGATGAAATAGCATTAATAGCAGTTCCTCAAATTCAGTTTGGCGAAGGTATAAAGCCTGGCTCTGTAATTGTAAACGATAATGGTTCTTTATACGAAGATGATGGATATTCAAATCTTATAGATTCGGGTAGTAATATACATGGAAATGTTTTTTACGATAGAGGATTGATTGTATTGACTAGAAATGTAAATAGTGGTTCTACTCTTTCAAATTTTACTGTGGATTTTCGTTCAACTAAAACTATATATGAAAATGAAATATTCATTTCTGTATTAGAGAATGAATTCAATACATCAACAAATCCTAGTTCTTATTTTGATGATGGTTCTACTAAATATGAATGGGAAATAACAAATCCATTTGATAAATCATTAACTAGTACATACACTAAAAAAATAGTAAAACCTGGAATAAGATACATACGAAATAGTAAATATCCATTTACTTCTTCGTTAGACCCAACTAAATTTGGTAGTTTTGATGATTATTTTGAAAGTGGGTCTGTGGACCCTACTGGTTCGTATTTAGCACCATTTATAACCACAATTGCGTTATATGATGATGACTTGAATATGATTGCAGTAGCTAAATTACCACAAGCAATTAAATCATTACCGGATTACCCATTAAACTTTATAATTCGTTTTGATAGTTAAAACGTTTTATCGTTATATTTATTATTAATTAAACATACAAAATACAATGGCTAGTTTATTAGACTTATATTCAAAGAAAGTTCCTACAACAGGAAATGCTAACACTAAGGGTGTTGATAAAACTCCAATTGGAGTAGAACAACCATTTGACCCATCGAAAGATTTATCAGCAAAAGACCTTAGTAAACCAAGAAAGGGTGCATTAGGACAGGGTACTGGTGGATATGATACTAAAAATATATACTCAACATCTATCAAAAATAAGTAAGTGAGTTGGAAATTTAATGGAAATATTGTTACAGAGGAAAACACACCGGAAGGTGCAGTTGGTTTTGTCTATAAAATGATACATATACCAACTGGTAGATTTTATATAGGGAAAAAGTCCCTAAATCAAGTTCGAAGATTGAAACCCCTTAAGGGAAAGACTAGAAAGAGAGTTGTTAGAAGTGCTTCCGATTGGGAGAAATACTATTCATCAAACGAATGGATTAAATCCGAAGTAAAAGAAGGTAGAGCTGGTGATTTTGAAAGAGAAATTATCCAGTTTTGCTTCTCAAAGAAATCCTTATCATATTACGAAATTAAATGGCAGTTTCATTACGATGTACTTGCCAACGACCAAGCAATAAACGAAAACCTTATGGGAAAGTTCTTCCGTAGGGATATTATAAATTAAAGTTATGACAATACCTGAAATCGCACACAAGTACGGAATCTCCGAAGCTTACTTAAACGCAAAAGATGATGCACTTCAAATAGCAGCAGCATCCATTGTAGACCTTAAAGGAATGTTGGAAGCAAACCAACCAAAAGCACCAATTATTGCAAAAATGCAGTTTTTAGCAGATTTTCTTTATGATGTAAAGAATTCTAACCATTAATTAGGTTATATCAGATAATTTTCGTATATTTGTGGTAATAATATCCAAATTATGCTATCTGGTAGGAATAAATTACAAATAATCACAATATTAGACTCTACACTTGGTGTGGGTTCATCCCTAAAGGGTAATGAACAGGCACATCATTGTCCATTTTGTAATCACCACAAAAAGAAGTTACAAATCAACTTAGATACACAAAGATGGCACTGCTGGGTATGTGATTCTAAAGGTAGAAGTATATATTCCCTACTCCGCAAACTCAATGTGGATATACGAGACCTGAATAAGGTTAAAGATGTTTATGGTGATGAGCCTGAATATGATTCTAAAGAAGAATTTGTAGCTAAGTTACAATTACCCAAAGAATTCAAACAATTATATTTCAAACCAGTTCGTACAAATCCATATTATAATCAAGCCATCCATTATCTTAATAAGAGGGGGATTACTCAAGCTGATATAGTAAAACATAATATTGGATATTGTGAAGATGGATTATATGGAGGTAGAGTTATCATTCCATCTTATAACGATATGGGTGAATTGAATTAT